CCAAAAGATTTGCGAGTCCAAGCAGCCCAAGCATACATACCACAGCCGACGATCCATATAGGGTAAAGAGAAAGTAAGGGCGGATTGGGAACTGTGACAGCCATGGTAATTGAACACCCAATACTAATAGCCCAAGCAAGCAACTCAACGCAAAAACGAAAGCGATTAGTAATGTAGTCATCTTTGATCCAATCAAATGTAGGTTTTAATAAGTCATTCATTTAAATTCAACCGATGCCATAATCTCTGTTAAACACGCAACAAGATTAATTTCTTGGTCTGCACAAAATGCCGCTTTATACTGATAGTCTGCAAGCAACAAAACAAGTTGTGGAACTTGAACAACGGAATCTAATAGGGTATCGTATATTTTTCTAAAAAGAGTTTGCGGATCGTTATCTAGATTGTTAACAACCCAGGTACGCATCTTTTTCCAATCTTTGTCTTTGAGAGCAGAGATAAGGTCTTGCATATTAACCTCACCCATATTAACAAGAATGCCCTCATCAATTTTACCCGAAGATGCATAACGCTGTAACTCATTAAGTACACGACGGTAATCGGGAAAATGTTTCTCAAGAACTTTTGCTACAACTTTAGGGTCGGCTTCGACCTTTTCGTTTGCCAAGATTTCATTAACACGTTTAAAGAAACGAGCAGCAATCTTAGGACGCTCTTCTTTACCAATTTTAAATTCGATTACCGCACATCGAGAATGAAGCGGAGGAATAATACGATTTTTAAAATTACAAGTAAAAATAAATCTGCAATTTGCTGAGAATTCTTCAATGAATGCTCGCAATGCAGGTTGTGTAGAATTAGGGTTTAGATAATCAGCCTCGTCTAGAATAACAACTTTAGTCTTGCCACTAAAGGATACTGTAGATGCGAACTGTTTGATTTTAGTTCTAAGAACATCAATACCAGATTCTTCTGAACCGTTAATGATGATATAGTCTGTACCTAGTTCTTCACACAATGCTCGGGCAATAGTAGTCTTGCCCACACCGGCCGAACCACACAATAGCATGTTTTGTATTTCATCTTTTTCAACCATGTCCTGAAAGACCTTCTTTTGGTCTACAGGTAAAATACATTCATCTAGTTTACGAGGGCGATACTTTTCAACCCACAAAAATTGATCTTCACGAAATTCCATAATAACTCCATAATATTAAAATTGCGTATTAACGCAGCCAGTTTCGATTGAACAACGAATCTGGATTANTTACAATGTCGGTAGGGACCCCGACTTTTTCAATCAAATCATTTCTAATGTAGATATTGTTTCCTGTATGCATAACTAAAGTATATCCCTTTTCTTTAGCAACTTCGTTTGTTGCGGAGAATGTATTACCGCCCGGCAATCCATCTTGTCGTATAGATTCGGGATCTCCATTGCGCCATACAATCCCAGGTGCAATACTACTATTAACTTCGATAACTACAATCTTAGGAGAATATTCTTTAAGTGATTCCCACACAGCAAGATCATACGAATCAATATCAATTGATATACATTCAAAATCTTTAGGTATAGGTGTTCTTTTTAAAATATTATCTAGACTATTTTCGTCTGCGGGATTGTGTGATACAAATGCTTCAATTGGAATAATTTTTTTATAAAATTTAGCTGTATTATTTAAATCAGGAATTTTTTCACTTGCACCTTCTACAAACACACCGTGCATACCTTTTTTTACAAGATTGTATGTATTACTATACAGTATACCATCCCATGCACCAATGTCTACACACCAAGAGGTGTTATAATCAACATCTAACCTATGAAGAATTTCTTCGATAATTCCATCTTCTCCATTTTGAGAATGAACATTTTTATTATAATTTCCAAACATTTTATATTACCGAATCGGGTTCCATTGCAATAAAATATTCTAATGGCTTTGTAGCGTTTTTAAAGTGGAACAATTTCTTTTTAGCAACTGTTACTGCATAAGCATCGGGAATGATCTTAAAGTTTTCAACTGCCATATGACATTCAAATGTTGCATCTGATGCTCCGATTGTCTTTTTATAAGTGTTTGCAGTATCATTTTTCTTATCACCAATGGTCAATGTAACTTGTCCATTTTTGCTAATAACAGAAATTGTAGGTGCTGCTGTAATTGCGGCTGCCTTCATAATCATGTTAACATCTTCAGATGATAGATTGAATTTAAAGTGTTCGTCAATCTCAATGTTCTTATCGGGTGCTGCTACAATAACGCTTGCGTTAGAATAGAAGTATTCAAATTTACCATTGTCTTTAGAGATAGTCAAAGACTTTTCGCCAAAATCAACTTGCTGATTCTCCATCAATGTTAACAATGCCAACAATGAATTCAAATCATAAACAGGAACTTCTACTGGGAAGTCTTCGTTAACTGTTACACGCGCAAATATATTCTTTGCTGTGCTGATTGTAGATAACGTCTGACCTTTACGGATCAAGATGTTACTATTAATTGCGGCGAAGTTCTTTAAGAACTGGATTGTTTCATTACTAAATTGCATAATATCTCCTAAATTGCAATATCATTTACATAAAAATATATTATAACACCTATGTGCGTATAAGTCTATACTATTTCCCATACATAGCCATCATTTTTTCATAGGTCTCTGTTAGACCTTCTTCCAAATTATATTTCGGTTCCCATTCAATTAATTTCTTAATCAATGTATTGTCCGAAACAAATTGCATATGTCCAGTTGCTGGACCGTCACCTATTTCAATTTTAATTCCAGAAAGTTTTTCTAAAATTTTAACAACATCACTTATGGAATGCATTTGACCTGTAGCAACATTAACGGGACCTGTATAATCAGTATCCAATAATTTTACAATTGCGTCAGAAGCATCTGCAGTATAAATAAAATCTCGCTGTGGTCTTAAATTTAATACTCGTGCTTTTTTACGAATAACCAAACCTTCAACTAATTGATTAACCAAATCTGGTCTATCTAATGCTGTAGTTGGTCCGTAAATGTTTGTTAATCTCACAATGATGTTAGGTACATCAGAATAAAATTTTGCCACTTCTTCGCCTAAGAACTTACTGAAAATGTATTCATTCTGATAAGTACTTAATGGTTGTGATTCGTCAACCGGCAAAGTCATTTTACTGCGATCATATAAAAGAATAGAACTAAAACTTAATAGCTTTTTAATTGGTCTATTCTTGAAATATGCAAATACCTTTTTCAACGGTATTACATTCTTTTCAATCGCTAACATATTCTGACAATTTAATTCTGTATGATTAGAACTACCAATCATCATAATCACTTTATCAAAATCTAATTTGTCTAGAACTTCAGGTAGATGCTCCAATGTAGGACAATCCACGTGCTTCATTCCTGTTGCAGGTTTTGTGCGACCAACAGAAACAATATCAGGATATTTTTCTAATATTTGTGGGCCTAGAAACCCGCTTGAACCTAGAAGAATAGTGCTCATTTATTTACCTTACGTATTTCAAAATTATCAGCATTGCCTTCGCCTGTTTCAAGATCATGCACATATAACAACATCAATGCGTAGTGTAAAACCTTTAACAAGTCTTGTCTGTTACGACCAGCTTTTTTGCCATATCTTTGGACGTATTTCATTACATTGCCTGCAGTAAATCCTACACCATGCCCATTATCAATAATAAACTCGGATGCTTGGAATCTATTCATTGAATAATGTTGTCCATATGTTGCATCAATGTATTCTTGAAACTCTTTAATTAACCCACCCTCATTATATTTGTAGTCTATTTCTGCCATGGTAGCTCTCCATTATATTTTTGTTTCATTATTTCATTACCTTGCAGGAAAAATTTAGCTTGAACCGAATCTGCTCTATTTCCTGCTCGGTAGTTTACAGTATACTTTCCCGTCACCTCACATGCTATTTTATTATCTTTTAGCGTGTACGTCAATGCTCGATCTACTTCAGGTTGATCGTCTGGATGTCTTGCACGTCTATACCAAATAGGACTTAATTGAAGCGCAAGAGGTTTGGTGAAGAAGAAACAATTAACATCTACAAAATAATCTCTAATAACCGATTCCCAATTACACAGACTTTCGCAATCATCATTACAAATGAACTTACCTTCGTTATCTACAATCTTACGCAAGGTTGCTGCCCATTGATTATCTTTTACAGTATCAAGCAATACTTCCACATGTTCTGGCTCTAGCCAGTTATCTTCATCTAGGTAACCAATGTAATCACCTTTTGCAATGTGGGTAAATCCGCCATAGATTCGGTGACCATTATATTGTTCTTTACCTGTAGCATAAGGCAAAACAACCATATCTATATTTGGAAAATCGTGCTCTGCTAATATAGCAGCAACCTTCTCAAAATGTTCCTCACCATCAACAACAATTAGATGCTGAATATCTTTATGTGTTTGCAATTGAACCGATTTAATATTATCGTGAAGATAATTAGAACCAGTTGTTGCTGTTATAATAGTCACTTCACTCATCGTTTTCCCTCAAAATAATTTCTATATGTTCTTGCAAGATATTGTCTATTGCGTTCCTGTATTTGTCCCATCTTAGAATTAACTTCTGTTTCAGCCTTTTCTCTTGTAGAACCCCAATCAACATCGCTTCTATATTTTAAAGCATATACACCATTGCGATATCCATTCATATTCATACGAATACTAAAATCTTGGCAGTCGTAACCGCAAGGAGCAAGATCGTCATTGTAGAATCCTACCTCCTGATAACGCTTCCATAGAACGCAAGTAGGACTTCTAATAACTGCTTCAGCTTCAACTAAATCACCGTGTTTAATTTCCCGAAAATGTTTTAGACCTAATTGTTTCCAATGTCCAAATTCAGACTCTGCAAAGTTATATTCAGATATACCATCACCCGCTAATTGCATACTGATACCCAATCTAAAAGACATGTATCCTAAATCAGTATATTCCTCAAACAAATTAGTAAATAGTATATCAATATTTTCTTCTTCAATAATTACATCGTCTTGTACTGTGAATATTAAATCATTTGGGTTGGGATTGCAATTATCTCTAATATATGATAGACCAATATTTAAACTTTTAATCTCATGAACATTCGGGGCATGCAATAAAACAATATTTGGATTGTTATAGCTCTTAATAACTTCTTCGCTTTTATCAGTGCATCCATCAATAATAAAAATTGCAGTATATTTACCTGCAACAGATTGCGCAATTCCTTCAAGTACTTTCCCAATCATATTCTCTTTATTGAATACGGGAGTAATAAAATAGCTTTTCATTTTGTTAAAATGCCTTTGTTAAATTTAAATTCTTTAGAGGTATTTTTAGGGTCAAATCCTGCGCATTCCGCTAAAGTTGGCGGATACAACGGCATATCATTTTCGTCATATCCGTTGCCACAAAAATCATATGGATTAACTAATTGTGTTCTTGTTTCTTTGAACCATCCATCTTTCATGCAATGAATCATTGCATCGTCTTTAACTAATGGCCAAATTACATCTCTTAAAAATATTTGATCGCCCACATAATAATTCATCTGAGATGTATAAGAATTTAATAAATTTAATATAGGAGTTCCAAATTTACCCTTGTATCCAAATGCGCATCCGATAATAGGGAATTCAAAATGTGCTTCGTGATCTCGGAATGTGTGGAATTTTTCATTAGATTGCAACCATTGATTGACTGCTTGATGTTCTCTGAAAGTAATTCTACTATCCGAGTCTCTGACAATTACAATATTAGATTCATCCTCAAACATTGCTCTGAACCTCCAGAACATACCATATGTTCCATCAGTTACTTCTATAATGTTAGCATCTGTTAGATTAGAAAATTTATTTTTATCATCAGTATAAATTCTAAATTCCCAATCAGGATAATATTTCTTTGCTAATTCATACTGACGATTTGCGCCAACGATATATCTGGGATCATTTCCCCAAACACTTAATGATATAATTTTTACCATATAAAATTCTTTTTATAGTATTCCA